ATCCTTTGGTTTAAATTTCTCTTTTATTTTTTGGGTTCCTCGGTTATAAGCGCCACTATACCTATGCGTATCTAATGTTTGAAAAGCGTGCCATTTCCAATTGTTTTCTACAGCCCATAAATAGAGCAAAGAACCAGTGTCATAAATTCCATCGGATCGCAGATATCTATTTCTTATTGCAGGAGCGTTTTCTCCTCCTTTAAAATAATGTGGAAGAAAGTATTCCCCTCGCAACTCATCGGGAGCATTAGGACCATGCCCAAATCGCTCACAAAAACTTTCATCGGGCAAGTTGGACTTCCTCACTAAAAAATTCATGGCACTAGGAAAAAAACCTTGACTTGTTGACATAGCTGAATAATGAGATATCCCGATTACATCTAAATCATATTTTTCCATCAATTCATAATAAAAAACATCCACTGGTTTATAAAAAAACATATCAACATCACAAGTTAAAATCAAATCATTGGTTGCCTTATCAACTATTTTTTTTAACCCATACCCATGACAATAACTAGACAACATTACCTTATCGTTTATGGGTGTTCCTGCTGCGTGTGATCCATATTTTTTAAATTTGACATTTCCCACTTTCCACTCTTCTGCTATATCAAATTCAGATTCAATTGTGCTGACAATTATCACTTCTGAAACTAATTCGGTTCGATTGACTACCCACTCGTATAAAATTTCTAAGTATGGAAGACCTTTGTCCCCTGAAACCGTGCCCAGTGTAATCATTTTCCATAAATCCTTTTGAATTCTTTGTGAAAATCCACATGAACCCCATCCTCTTCAACCAATTTAATGCCGTAAAGTGCCGAGTGCTCAATGGCGCTAGTTGAAGATACTTGATGATATAGAAGAATTCTTTTTTTATTGTACAATCTTTCTCTAAGTTTAAAATTGGTTTTATAATGAAGCGTATCATACCAATGACAATCCATGGTTTGGAAAGACAGCCATCTCCAATTTTCTTGTTGGGCAAAAATATAAAGATTGCACCCAGCGTCGAATACACCGCCTGGATTGGGAAATTGGTCCATAAATTCTGGTATGGCTCCTTGAATAAAAAAATTTCCGTTGTTTTCGTAAATGACAGATGACCAATCAAATTCAAAATCAAGTTTCCGTCGCTCTAAATCCTGGTCTAAGTGAGTTGGCCAACTATAATGTAAATGACCTTTTAGAAAATCTTTGGGAGGTAGTTTATCTCTCTTTATCATCATATTCATAAGACAAGGAAAGTAAGTATAACATTGATTGTGGCCCCCGTGATGAGAAACACCAACTACGTCTAAATTATATTTTTCCATAACCTCCAAATACAAATCATCAATTACTTCACAGAAAAAAACGTCAGGATCAGTGAAAAAAACATATTCATTTGTCGCCTTATTTAAACCAGCGTGAAGGCCGGTAGCGTGTCCATATTGTACTGACGAGTGAAATCGGTCTATCAATTCAATAGAAAATAAATTGTATTTTACACCATTTATAACCCACTTCTTTTCCTCTTCGTAAGGCGTAGAGACATTGGCAATAAACACTTCGCTTATTTGATTTGTATATTTGTCTATAGCCTTCTCAAGAAAGGGAATGTATCCCTTGATGTCGTTTACGACTACCGTGCATAAACTAATCATTTAAACTCCATTCCTCAATTCTCATCAGTGCTTCTTTTTTAGCCTCTTCAAACCATTCTTTTACTTTCACAAAATAAGGGGGACTATACATCTTTCCGGCTATATAACTTCTAAAATGATCTATATTTTCATCTAGCGTTCTTGCATGATTACTCTCGCCAGCCACTATGTAGGGGGTTATATTATTATCTTGCATAATATAGTTTCCAAGTATTTCCGTATCTGGCCAGTTGGGTTTTGTTGGATCAGGAAGATAATCTACAATATTATATCTGTTACACAATCTCCTCAAACTCCAGCCAAATCCAATTCTATCCATCACCTTCATGTCGTACATACTTGCTGTATGTGATAACATGCCTTTCCAGTCCTTATGTGCTCGTGGACTAAGTTCGTATCCAACACACGGCGACTTTGTTTTACATAGATTTAAAAAATCTTCTATTAAATCTCTTCTTCGTAGGAAACAATCCGCATGTGTTGCAAATAAATATGGAGTTCTACACAAGGACATTGCACAATCCATGGCCATAGCTGGGTAGTCAGATGGATGTCTGACACCATTCAAATTTAAAACATGAATCTCTACATCTTCATCTTGCAAATCTATAGTTTCTTGTAAATTAAATTCATTACTTCCTGTGTCCACAAGCATGATATATGGTCTTATAGTTTGCAATCTAAGAAGTTCTATACAAATAGAAAGCGTTTCTATTGTATTTAAACAAGGTATAACGGCGGTGACTTCATATTCCCATGGAGCCTTTTTGCAAAGGCCATTCCAAGGCTTTTCTACAGTTAAAGCCCCATATACAGGGCTTTTTTCTATCCTTTTATATTCATCTTCTATTTCCTGCCATCGAGATTCTATTTCTATCCAAATATATCTATGGCCATTCATTTCTCTTTTTCTATTTTCTGCTGTTTTGTTCCATCTTGTTTTAGAGATATGTAATTTTTTCATAGATTAACCTCGCGCATCTGCCCACACGCGAGCGTTGGTTTCCATATAGGCATCAATGCTTTCTCCTGCATCTTTCCACCAACCTTTTAAATATTCTGCTCGCAACTTACCGGCACCCAGATAATAATTATTTACATCTGTAATTTCCAATTCACCTCGCTCTGAAGGTGAAAGCTGACGTATATAATCCCATACTGTAGAATCATAAATATAAACCCCAACAACGATTGAATTAGATGTTGGATTTTTGGGCTTTTCTTCAATAGCCACCACGTCACCTGTTTTATTTAAAGTGGCAACGCCGTACCATTCAGGATGTTCAACATCGGTTAAAAATACAACTGCGCCATCATCAAATGTTTTAACAGCGTGAGAAAATGGCTCTTGTAAGATATTATCTGCTAGTATCACGCATACGGGATCATTATCCACCCAATCCTCAGCAAGACCGAGTGCATCCGCAATGCCGTTAGCTTCAGCTTGGTAGGTATAATGCAGATGTTTTAATCCGAATTCACTACCATTTCCTAAGATTCTTAAAAACTCGCCTGATGCGTTTCCGCCAACCACTAGCATAATTTCATTTATCCCACTATCCACAAGTGATTGTATGGGATAATAAATCATCGGCTTGTCGTATATGGGCAGCAAGCACTTATTTGTCACCTTTGTTAAAGGGTGTAAGCGAGTTCCAAGCCCGCCTGCTAAAACGATACCTTTCATTTGGCCTCCGTAAATTCTTTTGGATTACCGCTTATTTCTTCCTTTATCTCTTCTTTTACGTGCTTATGAGTTACGACCATGCCGCCACTAGAAATCCACTTAATGAGCACTGTTTGTAAAATCATGCCCACTAGCATTCCAATGGCAAAAAAGACCCATTCCATAATTATCTCCCATTTATATGAGTAAGTTTTATTGATTCTAGCGTCATCTGTTGGTAATATGAAGGGGAATTTAATCTTATGGAAAACATTATAATGACCAAAGGACAAATGTTGGCTCAATTAGCCGATAAGGTTTGTAGCTGTCAAAAATGTCCAGCCTTAGCACAAACTAGAACGCAAACAGTATTCGGCAGAGGCAATCCTGACGCGGATATTGTCTTTTGCGGGGAAGCTCCTGGTCGGAACGAAGATGAAGAGGGCGAGCCTTTTGTGGGGCGGGCTGGAATTCTTCTTGATAAAATACTGGAAGCTTGTGGATTGGCCAGAGAAAAAATCTACATTTTAAATACTTTGAAATGCAGACCACCGAACAATCGCAATCCAGCCGAAATAGAAATGGATAATTGCAGACCATTCCTAGACCTGCAACTAAAGGTGATAAATCCCAAGTATATTGTCTGCTTGGGAGCTATAGCATCAAATAACATTTTAAAAAATGAAGAACCGCTGCCAATGTACAAAATGCGGAAAACATTTTTTAAATATGAAAATAAACCCGTAGACGCAAAGGTTCTTTGTACTTATCATCCAGCATACCTATTGAGAAATCCTGACGCTAAACAGGAAGTGTGGGACGATTTACAAATTCTTTTAAACGATTATAAAGAGGTAAATGATGTCGCTATTAAAATATAAAGAATATGAAAGACGAATACGAGATCAAGCAACGACTGATGGAATGCCCGAAGCACCCAATCCAATGGCTACGTTGAATGAGGCAACCATAAAATCTCTCTGTATGATCAAAGGAATTGGTCCTAAAACAGCAGAGAGAATCAAAAAAAACGGCCCCTACAATCAGCTTGGGGAATGGATTGAAAAGGCAAAAATTTCCAAGAAAATAGCTGATAAAATAGTTGAAAGTCTTGGTTTACGGTCTGCCTAAAACCAAGTACAATGGGCATAGCAACAGTTTAAGCCCAAAATTAAGGCAGAATCCATGAAAAGGAGCATCGTCACGATGACCGATAGTTACAGAATATCTCGTGGACTTACGACAATGACCGACAGTTACAAGTTGGGTCATTGGGGTCAATATCCGCGTAACACAAGGGCTGTTTATTCCTACATGGAAAGTCGTCCAGGTGCGGAATTTGATTTCACCTGTTTTTATGGCTTGCAAGCCTTATTGAAAAAGAACTTTCTCGGACAAATTGTCACAAGAGATTGCATTGAATGGGGCGTAAAATTAGCCGAACAACACTTTGGAAATTCGAGGTTTTTCAACCGTGAAGGGTGGGAATATATTCTAAACGAACACGGTGGTAGATTGCCTTTAAAAATCAAAGCTGTGCCAGAGGGCACATGCGTTCCCACCAACAATGTAATGATGACGGTGGAGAATACTGATCCAAATTGCTTTTGGTTGACCAATTATGTTGAATCTTTGTTGACTCATATTTGGTATCCATCAACAGTGGCAACTTTGAGTCGCCAAGTAAAAATGCTTTTGTGGCAAGACTTGGTTAAATCCTGTGACGATCCAGCCGCAGTTATCCCCTTCATGTTGCATGATTTTGGTTATCGCAGCGCCACTTGTGACGAAGCTGCGCGTATCGGCGGCTCAGGTCATCTGGTTAATTTTGTGGGAACCGATACGGTTGTTGCAATGGAAGATGCAATTGATTATTATGGTGCTTCACTTGAAGGATTAGCGTTTAGTGTACCCGCAACAGAACATTCTATTATGACTGCGGGCGGACCAAAAGGCGAACCAGAGATTGTTGGGCGTTTGTTGGATGAATATCCATCGGGCATTTTATCCTTAGTTGGTGATTCATTTGACATTTATAATTTTGTTGACAACATCATTGGCAAGCAATACAAGGAAAAGATCAGGTCTCGCAAAAAGAATGCGTTTGGCGTTCGCAAAGTTGTGACTCGCCCTGATAGTTCCACAGAAACTCATCCCACTCCAGAAGGACAGATGTTATGGATTGCCAATGCGCATTGGAGGAATTTCGACCGTGGCACAACGAATGGCAAAGGCTATCGCGTCTTTGAAGATTGTATAGGCGCTCTTTGGGGCGACGGCATCCGACTAGAGGGCGTTAGGAGAATTTCCAAAATGGCAATATACAATGGATTTTCAGCAGAAAATTTTGTCTATGGCATGGGCGGCGGATTGCTTCAATGTGTTAATCGCGACAATCAACGATTTGCCTTTAAGTGTTCGGCTCAAAATCAAGATGGAAAGTGGCTTGACATTTACAAAGACCCCTTGGATAAGAGTAAGGCGTCAAAGCGCGGTCGCATGAAACTTGTTCGCGAAGAAAATGGCGAGTTTCGGACCTTGACCGGACAGACCTGTTTAGACGATAATAGGGAAGATGTTTTGGAGTGCGTGTTTCAGAATGGCGAATTGCTTATTCATCACAACTTCAGTGAGATTCGAGAAAGAGCAGCAATTTAACGCTTGGAATGGAATTCGAGGGAAAATATGGAGCTTATATTTCACGCCCTCCTTCCTGTAGTTGGTCTCTTTGCCGGCTGTGGCTTGATGTGGTTCATTTTAGTAGGGCGTCGGCGTGTGCTTGTGCCCCGCAGATCCATACGTGAAATAGCTGCGGACCATACGACCGATCTTCCCCTGCCGCCCAATGCCGACAGTTGTTCGCATGATTGGGACTTAGTTACCCATGACGTATTGGATGGCAGGCGATCAGTGACAGTTTTAAAATGTCTGCATTGTGGCGTGCTTGATAAAACCATCGAAGATGTAGAGCCTATTGAAGCGTGTCGTCACAGATGGAAAAAAGAAAAAGATTTAGAATTAGAATCGGCATATGAACAAATGGCAACAGCAGCAGACAAGCATAATCGTGCCGTATTCAGGGATGTGTCCAGCCGAAACTATAACAAAAGCGTCCCGGCAGCACCTGCTTGGAGAATGCCTGCGATTGAAATGGACGAAGCACATAAATGGATGTTTGAAAAGAAATTAGTTCAAATAAGAATTTGCCCCGATTGCGGAGAGATAGATAAAACTATCACTTCTAATTATGGCAAAACTGAGACATAGATGGCAAAAAATAAAAATCAACTTTTTAATCTGGCTTTTGATCGCGCATATCGAAAGCTAGTGAAACTGGCCGATGAAGGGTATCTCCCGTTGAGCAAGGCAAATATGCGCAGAGTTGCCACAGAAACTGCTAAGCAGATTCGTCAAGAAACGCTTAGCATACTCGGCGACGACATCAATGAATTATTGCAAGAATTTGAGGTAAATCTTGAAAGTCGCATGGATGAATGGGGGCAGTCTACTACTGTTGCTACGGGTCGTGAGGAAGTGTTTCCCCAAGGTTGTAAATTTGCAACTTCCAAAGATAATACCGCAACTTTTATTATCGAACAAAACCCTCAAGTCCGCACAGTCATGGGTGGAAACCACGGTTTTGGTTACACTAAAGTACCTAGTGGTAAAAGAAAAGGACATCAACTTGCTTTCCCTTATATCGTGTTTGGCATTCATTTTATAGATGGCGAATATGCTAACTGTACCGTAAGTGCCAGAAACGAACCGCTTAATTCACTTGATGATAAATTAAGTCACCTTTATATTTCTAATATTTATAAAGATCCTGATCATTTAGGTCTTTGCATGAATCCCGAACTGCTACGCGGCACTTTGTGTCAAAAGTGTCAAACCATTATTGGAGGTTTTTGGCAAACCGACTTTCATGGGGGAAATCCGCACAATCACACAGTCTGTCCTGATCCACGATTGAAGAATTGGGAAACTTGGCAAAGCGAGACCAAAAAAGACGCACAATTCATTATGGGAATTAAGTGGCCCCCTCTTCCAAAAGAATATACCGTCAAAAAATTGATCGAAAAAATCCGAAATACTGGCCATGTAAACGGAGGTTATAGGTATAATCCCGGTGGAAAGAAAGTAATTAAAATTAAAAATTTCTTCCGTCGTCAAGGTCAAATCTTGAATCAAAAAATTCAAGCGGCGGTTATGGGCATCGTAGTCGATGATTACAAGCCCGAAATTGATCCTGAATTCATCCCATTGGTTCACGAAGTAGTTGCTGCCGATGTGCCGGTTGTCGAGGAACGAGACAATCTTAAAGCACTAAACATGGTCAAAAATGTAGCTAAAAGAAAGGCGAAGGAGAAACAAGCCGTAAACAAAGATGAAGTAATGTGGGGTCCGCGTACCCGTCAAAGGCAAAATCCTGTTCCTGTGAAACGGAAGAAAGCTGTTGCAGTTCGGCAGCACCCTGTTGCGCTTGCGGCAGCCCTATTTTCCGAAGCCGCCGGCCAGCCACATCCAGTAGTAGCACGCGGGCAGAAAAGGTGCCCTGAGTGTCGCGAACCCAAGCCAGTACGGTTAAAAATCTGTGATTGTGGATGGCACTTTAAAGATCAACGAAAGATTGCAATGCCACCTGTAATTCGGCCTGATGCTAAACCTCGCGGGCGCAGGATTGCAAAAGAGATCGAGGACAAAATTAAAAACCTGATAGGAAAAGGCGGCGCACTTGCACAACGTGCAAAAGCAGCAAGGCCCGGCAAAGGTAAAAAACATTGTGAAAAATGTCGTGCCATTGTTGGTGCCAAAACCAGAAACTGTGCTTGTGGCTTTAAGTTCTACTAATCTCTGCGTTGTGGCAATGGTATATACCGCTTCGGAAATTCCTGCTGTGGTCCTTCGTGATTTCTGATTGGAATTGAATTGGCAACACCTCCTAACAGTCCAAAGATTGGCTCATCTGGACTTTTGGCAAACACCCGGCCTTTGTAGTTCCTTATGGCTTGATTTAAGAAGTCGGACAATTCTTTGGCAGTGATTATGTCATCGCCATCAGGATCAATACTCTTGCTCTTCTCGGCCATGGCGAGAAAGACTTTCTCCATATGCCTGCCCTGAACACCGGCTGAACTAGAACGACGGGCATCAGAGCTAGCGACAATGCTCAACAACTCCTGTTGTGCTGAATTTAACTCACTTATCTTAGGCAGTCCGGCGCACGCATAACAGCTAAGTTGCCACCATAAGGTTTCTTGGTCATTTTCTTCTGCGGCTCCTGCGATAGCCATCATCACATCTCTCCGCGATCCCAGGTGCTGAAGGCCCCGGCCACCAGTGAATCCATGGCCTATCGTAAATACAACTAAAGTGTCGCCGGGTTCTGCATTTACTTTCATTTGCTCGCTTATGAAGTCTTTGAGCCTTTCCATTTTCACCGGCTTACTCCAACGCCACTTACCGTCTTTATTGATATAGTGGTTTCCTATTTGAGTGATGTCCAAACCCCTCGTTGCAGCTAGGTTGGCAGCTTTAATTGCAAGATTGGCATCGCCATCAGCCATGCTTTGCTTACAGTGTTTTAAAACCAAAAGTCTAATCCGTATTGAATCAGATTGAAAAACTTTAATTGTCCCAACATATTGAACTGGAACTGGATCGGTTTGAATTATCAACCGGGGCGTTTTATTTTTAACAACTAAAATGCCTATAAAAATTAAGGCAATAGAAAAAATCAGCAATACCAATGTGCCGTTCTTCATAAGTCCTCCTTGACTCAAATTTATTATGTTTTTGGTCCCCTCTTTAGTGGGACGGGCTTTAATTTATCCTTAAATCTATCTGGCTGATCAGATAGGCTGTGCATGTGGTTTCTTAATTCGCGCACTATTTCTGCGGCGTTATCGCCCGAACATTTTTTGCTATTTTGAATAGAGACAGTTTTTCGATCACGATTATAAAATCCTTTAGAAATGATAAAACAATTTTCTTTAGGGTTATAATTTACCACCCCCACCCATTCTCCATCATCCCAATTACGACTAGAAATTAAAATACGAATTGGCTCCTGATTATAAACATGCTTCACATGATAATCATTCTGCTTGAGAGCAGCGCTCACAAACCCCAAAACAATTTTAGCTGTTCCTTTCATAGCATCCTCAACAGTAGTGCGATAATTAACTTCAACACTATATCTGCTACTGGTGCCTGCGCCTTCATTTAGCGAAGGAATAATAAGAACACATAAAGGTTCACTGGTTTCTAGCCAATTTTTGAATTTCATATATTTATTTATGGTTTTTAATCCATGATTATAGGCAACAGTCTAGTTCATGCGGATTGGGAGCAAATCCCCATATCGATAAATCAAATCTTCTCGCCACTGCTTCAAATCTTCTCGTCCTTCTTGGACTAACTCCACTCCGTCCATTTGCACCCCGCCATTTGGACCTGGGGGGTTTTTATATTTCCTACGAATCATGCCAAGCATAACTTTTGCGTAGGCCAGTGCCCCATCCTGCATTGCTTCGGTCGGTTCTTCCCAATCTTTGCATTTCTGCAAATACCGTACAATAACACGGCTACATCGTCCGCCTTGTGGAGTGGGATATATTTTTATGGTATTAAACCCACCAACCCATTCCCAGCCACCTAAATTACTAGCTGTTCGGCTATACATTTGTTCATACTGTTTATATAAAACCCATTCCCCCATTCTGCCCCAAATAGGTTGAATAGGGTCAATTAAACCGCCCTGAATGCTAGAGTAAGCACCGCCAGGATAAAAGTATTCAATAGGCAAAGCTCCATCTAAATCCGAAGCTTGAAATGCAAAGCTGCCCATTTCCTTAAAATGAACAGATCGCACCAAGCCTATATTGGGCGGGAGTGTATAAACGCTTTTTCCAGGCTCTGTCTCAAATACATAATAGTCATAGTATTCAGCCGGCGCATAATCCTCATAAATCTTCAATGCCTGCAAAACAGCAGCCTCTAGTTGCTGTTGATCTAATTCTACTTTTATAACTGGTGCTCCTAAATTAACGAGAACCCAGTCTTTCAAGTCTTCAATTACATTTTCTCTTTTTTTACGGGTTCCAATCCCTGTTGGACACCGCCCGGCGGGGTTGAAGGTGCCAGACTGACACGAAACTGAATTGTTGCGCAAGTCTTTGGATGGTCGCCCGATAAATAAAGTATTGCTAGTGTTACAAGATGCCATAGTATTTTATATATAATTAAGTTACCGGGAATTGCAAAAATGGCATTGAAATCACATCAACAATATTTAAGCGAAATGGCAGCGGGCATGATGAGTAAGGTGCCTATTGTCTTTGATGAGGACGATCTTGCGTTTTTAATGCAGTTTCCTCTCGAAATGTGGAATTTAGCCCTTAAATGGCGATACAATGATGGATTAAGGCAATCTGTTGAGGAAATGAACCAATCAGGCTCGCCTAATAACAATAGAACAGTATTTTTAAATAGCACATATAAATTAAAAAGAGTGGGCAATGTGCCTGGATTTTATGAGTTCAAAGGAATTCAAACTGATCAGGGTAAATTGCTAAAAAAATTGGGGGATAAACCTCCCTATGCGCAAATTTCCAACATGGGGCCAGAGGAAAGGCGAAGTCATGGTCCTGTAGGATATGATTATGACGTTAGCAAAGTTTATAAGCATGATGATCCCAGCAATCCCAATCATTTCCTTGAAGGAATGCCAGTCATGCAAAAAGATGTTGCCACCAACGCATTAAGCACTTGGATCAAAGCTAACCATCATGGAATATTTGGCGAAGCTCCTCAAACTTATGGTGGACAACAAGTCCAAAAAAGACCAATTAAGAAATATCAGTATGCTAAAGAAGGCATGGAAATGTCTAGCATCGTAAAGCAGTTTTCTGGCATCAAATTTTGGCCCAATCGAAAAAAAATGGACGATAAATTGCTGACTAAATTTGACGCTGCATATCCAGAAAAGTCAGTTGAATTGCCAAAGTGGGAAGAAGCATTACCTGTATTATTACCTGGACGTTATATCCCTTACCTACCTAAGTACGAAAAAATAAAAAAGAAACCGGGCGGTGTCACCTCAATGTGGTTGATGAATAATATTGATCAATTGACAGATAAAGAAAGGGAGCATTTTAGCTCATCGCACCTTGGTCCCATAGACCACATGGCTAACCATGAGTCTGTTAGAAACGGTCGGTTTTACGTTGTTGGCGGCTGGACCCCAACGGCACAACAGAAAGGAATTCACCAACTGTTTGATAAGCCCCACGAATTAGACAGTTGGTTGGGAGAAAAATCTGGAAGCGGCCAAACCTGGAATCAAATTTTTCAGAAAGAAGTTGAACAAGGAGTTGTGCAGTTTGTAGGAGAGCGAAGAACAACGCCGGAAGGTGTTATTATGCAATTATTGCTTGACGACATAATTAAAGGTGCGACAACAAATTTACAAAAAAACTTAGGTTCCTCCAAAATTGGACCTTTTGAGTATGATAAAAATGGAGAGAAAAAATTTAATTCCAAGATAAACTCTAAAGAAAGAATTAAAAAGGCATACAATTTTGCTCAAACTATATCACAAACCAATGTTTCATTCGTCAATGGAACTAGGCGACAACGTGAAAAAGGGGAAGGTGATGACCAGCGGCCAGTTACCATTCCCAAAGGCAAAGGTAATGACGGTGATGAATTGCTTATCCGATCCAAGGGAACAAGGCGGTGGATTGACATTGTAAGTGGCTATTCGTCTGTGCAGGGCTGGGTTGGCCACTCCATAGACCATATGAAAACCAAGGTGGGCAATGATTTATCTAAAGAAGCACGACGTGAAGCCAGCCAGGCAGCCCAGGCAGAGAATGTAGAAGTTCGCATCAAACTTCGGGGCGGCGCTATTGCCCACACTCTTGAAGCCTTACTATTGAAGTTCACCACCATGCAGGCAGCTCATTTATCCGCCCAAGGGGAAGATGAAAAAGCCATAAATATAGATACTGATAAGGCTCTAGCCTCTGCTGTGTCTGCCTTGCCTGCCGAACTAAAACAATTAAATATTGATTATACACAACTGCCCAAAGAAATGGTGGATTATTTTAATCAGAGAAAATTCCAAGATGAAGATTTTGTTGGTAAAAGCCCAACTACCGCTAATGAAAACCCAGGCGTTGCATTACTTAATAAACTAATGAATGATCCCCATGGTGTAAACATTGGCGGCAAACAAGTCACTTTGCAAGATTTAGCCAAAGATGACGAACTTTATAAGAGAATGGTCGGTTATGTGGACAATCTAAAAAGCTTGGGTGGTGACGCTAAAACACAACGCGCAATGGCCACGGCTCTTAATGACTTATTGAAGGCCGTAAATAGAATGCGAAACACTTTAGGTTTAAGCACATCTCATCCTGCTCTTTCCAGTGGTCCTTTGGCCAATAGGGAGGGACAATTTAGAAATATTACAGATCAACATGCTCTTTTAAGTTACTTAATGCTTCCGACAAATCAGGCCAGACTTAAAGCAGACCCCAATCTACGATTAGCTTTTACAAAACAGATGCAAAACATGCTGAGCCAAGGCACAATGACGTCAGATATTAAAAAGAGAATAGACTTCGCTTTGGCCAAACTAACAAAAGTTCAGCAAGAAATGGCTGGTACGGGTGTTGTTTCAGGAACTATGAAAGGCAAACGATATAATCAACCGGACTCTCAAATGTGGGGAGTGCCGGGTGGCTTAGGCGTTAAATCACCAGCAAAAGGGCCAATTAAAAAGAGCAAAAAGAAATGAGCTTTGAACAGTTTTTAACTAATCCCAAAGCCCATGTAGTTAAGAAATACATGGCCGAATTATTAAAAGAAGAATACTATCCAAATGCTGAAATCATAGAACGCATTAGCTCCTGTCTATTAACAGAAAAAGATATGAAAAGCTTTGGAAATTTTGTTGCAGCCATTTATTCTGTGGCGTATTCAAAATGCGTACAAGATCATAAAGTTAAATTAGAGGAACTGGGCATCTCTACCATTGTTCGTGCCGAAGATGCGCCAGCAGATCCAAATGATAAAATCTTTAAGTAAAATCTGGAGTGAATGAGGACGGAACACAATAAAATAAAAGCCCCCCAGATTGTTTTAGTCGGTCTTCTTCAGTGGAATCAATCATTCTTTCGACTTTCCACCATCTCTTTTCAAGGTAGGAATCTCCTACTGAATTTCGAGATACATAAATAATAGACCCTTTCTTGGGTATTTCTATATTAGTCCAAAAGGTCATAGTAAAACCATCATTATTCACTACGATGCCCTCAAACATAATCTTGTCGCCATATTGAATGGTTTTAGTTACTTGGTCATAAAGCGGGTCGTGGTATTCTCGGATCTCGGCAGGAAGGCACCAAATATCTACCACATTCTGCATTTTATTGCGAGGACGAGCGTCTTTTTTAACTTCCGGTATAACTGGAATTTCTTCGGTTTCTTTCTTGGTTGGCTCAACAATCGGCTCATCAATTACAGCCACGTCATCTCCGGTATCATTAACCTCAAAGCTACTATTAAATTTTTTAACCTCTTCTTCTTTGGGGAGTTCAACATCATTCCAATCCATGTTATGAAGAACCAAATCGTCTTCATCGTCCCATAGATTTTGATCCTTGGCCAAAGGATTAGGCCCTTGCAGCCTATAAATACTTCCGTCTTTCTTTTTTATGGTCATTATACTCCTACAAATATATATGCTAATTCTAAATATGCTGGAGGATAAACTATGACTTTAGTTACACCGAATGTTTCAGAGATTCTGGTACTAAAATACATACTAAACGTAATTGACCCAGGCAATCCTGTATTGCGCTTATTTACTGATAACATTACGCCTGATGAAAGCACCATTGTTGCTTCGCTAAATGAGCCGGTTGGTATTGGGTATGCAGCTATTACTTTAGGCACCCCTGCAAGCTGGACGTTTGCTACAGTTACCGATGTAACCACAGCATCTTACCCGCTACAAACATTTACGCTCACTGGGGCAGTCAATTTATACGGATATTACATTACTGATACGAGCGGTAATTTATTGTGGCTTGAGCGATTCGCTGGCGCTCCATTTCCCTTGGGAGTAGGCGGCGGAAATATAGAAATAATCCCCAAGACCCAGCTTGACTGATAAAAATAAATTCAAAAATAAACTTAGATTAAAAAAATCTCTTTTACTATATTGTAAAGGAGATTTTTTTCATGGATATACTAAAAGAACTCAAAAGGATAACCAATCAACTCGACAGGTTTCCTAGACATACTGATCTAGTTAATTTGAAGGAATTCAAACTTCGTAACAAAATTGTAACATCTGGTACGAAGATTAGTGAATTTGCTAAACAACTTGGCTATGATACGGCAAAACCTAAAGGTTATTGGACAGAAGATAGAATGATTGAAGAGTTCAATTGTATTATTAAAGAAAACAATGGGTGGCCGTCTAGTGAAATGTGGAACACACAGTATTCATATTTAGCAGGAGTTTGTTACAAGAAAAATAAAAGTATGAAACATTATCGAGAAAAATTAAAAGTAAACAAATTGGCAAAAGCAAAAGAAAAAAAATGCGCTTATTGTGAAACTATATTTCTACCAGTTCTTAATTCTAACTGGAAACGTCAAAAATTTTGCTGCAAAGCATGTAGGACAGATTACTACAGAGTCAAACAAAACGAACGTAATGCCCAACACATAAAGCAGCCCAAAATCTGTCCAATATGTAATAAGACGTTTATTCCACAACAAACATCCAAACAAAAGTATTGCAAACGATCTTGTCACATCAATTTTAGAAAACGTATGGACAAGGCTTTAAGAAGATGTCTTGAAGCAACCAATCAATCCAAACTATACAAGTCTGAATCTATATTGGGGTATACAGCAAAAGATTTACTTGAACATCTCCAATCACACTCTAATTGGAAAGCTGTTCAAAACAAAAGTTGGCATTTAGATCATATTTTTCCGGTAAGAGCCTTCATTGATTACGGCATTCTCGACATAGCTCTAATTTGTTGTTTAGATAATTTGCAACCTTTGTTGGCAAAACAAAACATACTAAAGGCTGATAAATACAACAAAAAAGAATTTGAAGCGTGGCTCGCTACTTCTTAGGCTGAAATCGTTTAGATTTAGTATTCGCCACATTGATGTTACTAGTATTCATATCTCTAAATAGTTCGGGTGTGAGAATCACAACTCAAATCAAACCCACAAATAAAAATCAAGGAAGTTACAAATGACAATATTAAACCCTGATGGAAGCAAGTTTCTTCCTGTCGGAAGCCTAACCCAATTTGACCCGGAGAGTCCAGACCATTGCCTATTTAATCAATGGGACGCAGAATCCATTGAAATTGGTGGAACACCTCTTTTTTACCATGAGGTTTTTATTAACGTATCTACCTTAGACCCAATATATCGAGAAGATCGTGGCAAAATATATTCAACCCATCCAGTTCAGTTATTTGGACTATACGAACCCATACCATCTCAAAATTACCAAAATATGTTTGGAATAGATGGCATAGATGAAATGGAGTTTGAATTTAATTATCAAGCAGTTTTAGCTGCGATAGGTCACCCGCCAAAAGTGGGTTCGAGAATTTACTCTCCCCATCTTCGTGAGAATTGGAAGATTACTCAACGAAGTCTTGAAGAACACAAGCTTTGGGGCGCAATAAGGCTCAAAGTATTTTGCGGGCGATTTCAGGAGAGTTCTACTACTGGCGAGGGTCGGGTAACTCAAAAGGAGCCTGATTTTCGGATTGACGATATAGGGAAATAGCTTCTTCTGGACTTATCTTGAAGAGTTTTAGAGGAAACTTAGGTTTTGGCAGAAATCCACGTACTTCTCTTATTAAGAACGGAACCCTATTCTTATTTTTTTTGATTTTAAAAGATTTCATGCTTTAAGTAATTTACGCTTAATTTTAGATTTACCTTCGTGGATTTGTTTGGCTTCAACATCTTTTTTGACAGCCTTGTCTAATAGCTTGTCAACTGCTGCAATTCCTCCTCTATTAAAAGCATTGGACATTATTTTATATTTATCATCAAAACGATGTCCTTTATAGTCTAGCCAAGAATTGTGAGCAATATGTTTACCACAATTAGATATTCTCGTATCTCGTCTTGATCGCACGGCTTGCTCTTCATCTGTCATCTTTTTGACAGAGTATCTTACCTTGCGAGGCACCGTTAATAATTGCCCATATGGCTCTCCCTTGCGAAATATATGAGTTTGACCTTCCCACGGAGCTTTAAAGACAATGAAAAAAATTCTGGGCCACCAAGATTCTAAATGTCCGGTAATACAAAGCGGTACATCGCCCACAGTGTCTACATAATATCGAGGATGTGGTTCTAACCTAATCACATAATCAGGATCGCACTCTATATCCAAAGACGAAGTAAATCCATAATGCCCTGGTGCGAAATTACTAAAAGGAGGCAATTTAACATTGCATTCAGATGATTCTTTTGCGAAATCCCCTTCAAATTCAACTTTACCGTCTCTCGTTCTAACAAGACACTCAGTTTCAAAAGGATACACTAATTCTAATCCATAAATAGAACCGGCAACAAATGGAGGGCAATGCCACGGTTGCGGCTTTTCGCCATTAGAATGACTATTATTATGTCCAGACCAACCTGGTATTTCTAATTTAATCTGTCTTGGACCTTGGCCTTTATACCAAGTTCGATACTTAATTTCAATATCTTGCATATTAAATTTATCCTTTACCTCTAACTAAGTATGAGATAAAAAAAATGACAGAACCAACAAAAAATTCAGTTGACACAAATAAATCACTTGCCGGATGCGGCGTGCCGATCAGTCCATTAACGCAAAGTGTAAATCAAGATTTGCCACCAGACCATTGCTCCGATGCCGATGAAATTTGTGGCAATAAATTTGACGACACTCAAAAAAGAACAGCAGGCGCAACTAAATCTTGGTTACAAGATATACCCCCCAACCAATACACTGGTCATGGACAATCAGCTTTATGCGACCCGGTGCAATTTGGTCATATTGCTAATCAGACTGGAAGCAGCACTCATATTTATCGTTACAACCGTGCAATTCGAGGCTGCGATGAAGCAATAACTGACTTATTCAGAGATGTAATTGTTAATGATCAAAATGGACGTGGTTGGCCCATACCTATTATATGGGGAAGCCAGGAGCGTGCAGTTCAAATAATATTACAAGACAACGTAAGAGATGATAATACTTTAGTGGTGGACAGAATTAAGCTGCCGATAATGGCTGTTCACAATACAGACATTCAATACAGTCCTGAAAGATATGTCTATCATAAGGCTCTTGATTATTCAAGAAGATCACCTGATGGCAAACCAGGATTTACTGCTAGCGAGGTTCAAGACCGAGATACCGTCTTTGGCATTTCCAGAGGTGTACCTGTTAATATTAGTTACACCTTATATGCTTGGACTTTATACGAAGAAGACATGAATATGATTGTAGAACAAATATTTACAAAATTAGTGCCAGCCGCATATATATCAGTAAGAGGCGTACAATGGGAGATAATAGTTATACTGGATGGTTCGGCCAATAACATTGACACTGAACCAGGAGATATGAACGAAAGAGTGGTTAAATACCAATGGAATATTACGGCCCAGACATATATACCACAACCGCTAGTAAGAAAGAAAGCTGTGCTTAAAATTAAAACTGACTACGAGGCGACTAACAGTGATGATGTCATTGAACAAATCGAAAGAATGCAGTTTGGCACAGAGGTACTAAATGATTGAAATAAAAAATTCAAATAAATTCCCAGTTCAAGTAGTGGTGAGATCACGTAAAGAAATACCTGGTAGTGGTTCTAATTCATTTACGTGTTTAAATATACCGGGAATTGGTAAAGGAAATAATATATACTACCTTGAAGACGAATTAACAACTGAATATGTAGATCGTCTAAAAAAGTGGGGCTTAATAAGCACCAAATTTATACCAGATAACAAATTTAAGGCGAACAAGGGAGAATAAGACTATGGCGATATTAAGAGGCTTCCTTCCAAGCAATACGCTCAGTCCTGGTGTCCGCATTAGGGAAATTGATCTTAGCTTTATTGCCCCATCTCGTAGCCAACATCGCTGCGGTATGGTTGGTTTTGCAAGTAAAGGTCCAGTAAATATTCCTACCCTGGTACAAACACACAGGCAACTATGGACAATTTTCGGATACCCACACCCACAAGAGGGCGACCCCCACTTAATCTATGCTGCTCAGCAATATCTTTTGATTGCGAATGAATTATTTATTGTTCGCGTTGCTGATTTAGACCAAGTAAGTGATGACGCTGCTGCTACGGCAGAAATTGAAGTTCCTGTTGCGGGTGGTGTGATCGGAGTTTGTTCTGAAATTGCAGGACCAGTGGCTGGCGAGTACGTTTTTGATCAAGATGTTTTCTTTAGATGGAAGTTAAACGGCATCTTAATGTCCAAGACTTTAGTAGCCTTGGCAAACGATGTAAGTAATACAGATAATCCAACTGGTTATACCGCTGCTCAATTAGCCGTAGTTTTTAATGACCAACTGGCAACAGATGATGGAATTATATTTTACACATCCAGCGATTTGCTTTGTGTTAGAACTACTTTTGCTTTTGGTCCTGATTCTGAGTTAGAATTTATATCGGTACTTGATGCCCTTTATGGCGGAACAGTTGTCAACCGAAATACCGCAACAAATGAATTCCCTGGTCTTGGAACAGGTATGACAGTCGCCGCCACTACTTCAGGCGTTGATGGTTATACAGCTTCCGGTACGGGTGGGCCTACCAGTGGAGAATGGGATTTTACAGGTGTAACAGATCAAACTATAGATGTTGTTGTTGATGGCACACAAAATGTCATTATTGATAATGTAAAACAAACCATAGATTTAGATTCTCTGGTTGTTTCTGATGGCCCAACTTTAACAACAGCCGAAATTGCTGCCGAAATTAACGCTCAAATTGCTGATGGCACTTTGCCTGGTGGATTTGAAGCAGCCGGTGGTGGCGTAACAGGCCCAAGCCTTGTATCAGATGCGGCGGCAACGGCAGAAACTCTAACTCTCCGAACCCTACATCATGGTAGGGGTGCAAGAATTTTAGTCAAATCTTCTAGCACTACTAATGCAATATTTGAGTGGACGAACTTGACAGTTGTAGGAATTTCGCCTCTTGGTACTGCTGATGCTGTTGGAGATTCTGCTCTTGGCAGAATGACTGGCGCTGTTGCTGGAGTAAGTCCCATCACAACCTTTACTCTTAAGGCTGAAAGCCCAGGTGTAGAAGGCAATTTAACTCTTGTTAGAATAGCAAATAACCTTCGTGAAAACAATTGGACGATAGAGGTTTATAATAATGACGCTAATGTTGAAAGTTGGGGTCAATTAACCAAAGATGCAACCAGCAGATTTTATATCGGAACTTATCTAGCATTGGTTTCTGACTACATTCGTGCAACTGATAATACAGCCACATCCTCACCGCCATTGGATGGTGATTATACGCTAGTTGGTGGCGCTGATGGCATTCCAAAAGATCCTGACGCTCAAGATTCTCTGCTTTGCGGAAACCTACTAGACTTTAGCGGTGTTTTCGCTTTGTCTGAACCAGAACAATTAGATATTGATTATCTGGCTGTTCCTGGCCACCCATCCACATCTGTTGTGCTTTGTATGTTAGACGTGGTTGAAAATTACAGATTAGATGCGATGGCAATTATTGATCCGCCATTTGGCTTAACTGTAACTGAAATTGTACATTGGCAGGCAGGAAATCATCCGCTGAATACTACCAAATTGGATAGTGATTTCGGCGCACTTTACTGGCCTTGGTTGAAGTATCGCGACTTCCATAACAGCATTGATGTTTGGATTCCGCCATCTGGTTCAATTGCGGCTGTTTACGCTCGTTCAGATCAGTTGTCAGCCCCATGGTTTGCACCAGCCGGTATAACCAGAGGTCTTGTACCATCCATTTTAGACGTATTTAGCCGACCTTCTCTAGCAGAACGAGATGCAATGTATGGCAACAGAAATGCCATCAACCCAATTATTCAGTTTGCAGACGGTGATGGTTTTATTGTCTGGGGTCAAAAGACCCTTCAAGGAAAACCAAGTGCTCTGGATCGTGTAAATGTTAGACGTTTGATGTTCTTTATTGAAAAAGCAATTCGTCGTGAATCAAAAAGACTTCTCTTTGAACCGCATGATGAAATTTTTCGTTCACGATTTATTGAAATTGCATCAGCAATTTTGAAAGATGTGCAAACTGGTCGTGGCATAACTAATTATAAAATTCAGGCCGATGCAGAACTTAATACGCCTGATGTAATTGATCGAAATGAATTTAGAGCAAGAATAGGCATTATTCCTACCAGAGCGGTAGAATTTATATTCATCGACTTTAGCATTCACAGAACTGGTAGTAACTTCACTGAATCCACTGTGGATGCTTTTTAAGCGAGGATAACCATTAAAATTAAGATAATAAAAGAGGTGTAATTATGCCACATACGCAACCGATGGGGATTGGTAAACTTGGTGGAGATAGGTTAATTTTCAAGCGAAAATTTCGCTGGACATTAGAAATGACAGAAATGTGTGTAGGCGAAGTTCCTCCGCATTTTGTCAAGTTAGCTTCTCGTCCAAACTTAACCATTGAAGAAACTGAAATAAATTTCTTAAATGCTAAGTCATGGATACCTGGAAAAGCTGCCTGGGAAACTATCACGGTTACATATTATGATGTTTCTGGCAGCGATGCTATAGATAATAAAGCTTTATGGAGTTGGTTGGCCAGTGTATATAACTTTACTGATAACATAAATCTTGAGCAGGGAAATGCAGAGGCCGCATATGCAGGCGTAGCAGTGCTTACTCTTTGGGATGGATGTGGAAATGAGTTAGAAGTGTGGAGAATGCGAAATGCTTGGCCACAAGCAATTAACTTTGGAGATTTGGACTACTCAAGTTCGGAAGAAGTTACAATTGAATTGACGCTAAGATATTCTGAAGTATCTTACGAATCGAAATGTCCAG